CAAAGAAGCCAGACATTGCAAAGATTGTCGATACGAAAGAAGAGGTGAGAGACGAAAAGCACATCTCCACCGCCAAGCAGAACGAGCTGGTATAAGTGTTTCGAAGTTAAAGAGGCTACATTACCAACCACATGCTACAAAAGGAGCTAAGAGACGAGCACTCAAGCGTGATTGTTACCGATGTGTCTGGTGTGGCTCGACTATAGACTTAACAGAAGACCATATTGTTCCAGTTCGCGATGGTGGTGAAGGTACAACAGACAATCTTAGAACGCTCTGTCTAAAATGCCATACTATGCTCAATGAAGTCGAGTCAATCGGCGGTAAAGTACAACTCTAGCAAGAAGAAGGTAACTAGTTATCCACAAGTTAGAAATTGTGAATAATAATACAAAAAGGTCTTGCAATTTAATATCGGTTATGTATAATGTAAATGTAGATAGTTCATTAATAATTTAGACCAACAACCAGTGCCGAAACGCCAACTTAGTCATAAGTGCTTTCCCGATAAAAGACATGTCTCTCTGGCGTGAGCCGTAACACAAATGTGTTGGCACTGGTGCATAACAAGTGCTGGGTTCAAGAAAACGTGGGCAGGAAGCGAGGAACTGCCCTATAAGCCAGATATTACCCCAAAGGTCGTATCTGGCACAGCTGGTGGGTATGCATACACTGTATGGTGTGCATAACTTAGTAATAAGTTGTGTTTTGAATAACCAACTAGCAGACAGGAGGAATATGAATAGGCGTGGTAGGCGTGGTAGGATAGCTAGCAAAACTAGCAAATTATCGCAGTTCAAAATATACTTCGAAAGTCTATAAGGAGGTATTAAAATGGATAATGAGCAAAAACCAGAAAAATGGCAAATGATACTGTGTGCCATAGGATGGATGCTGTTATTGGTAATAATAATGGAGTGCAGTTAAACGATAGCAACTCGCTAAATTAACGAAAGGAGTATCAATATGGCAGGAACAGTCGAAGGCGCCCTAAAAGCGGCGGCGACTAATATGGCGCTACACGGAGATGACTTCTACCACCGAATCGGTAAGAAAGGCGGAACTATTTCACGCGGTGGTGGCTTCGCGAGTAGCCACGAACTCGCCGTCAGAGCAGGTCGTAAAGGTGGCACGATTAGTCGCCGTGGGCCGAGCAAAAAGACACTGGCAAAGCGTGGACAGATTAAAAGCGAAGTCGCACCAAAGCCACGTAAAATCGAGGTCGAATACATCGAGGACTAAAATGCCGATTAAGCGAGAATTCACGAGTGAGCCGACGGCGATTGAGCTACCGTCATGGTATGAAGCTCGGCAAGCACGGCGGGCGAGAACAGAATCGCCGTATGTCGCCTGCATTGACGCGATTAAGTGCATGCTGACGCCAGACCAGTTCTACGGCATGTGCATCGGCACGGCGCTCAAATACATCTGGCGGTCGCAGGATAAGGGCGGAACGACTGACCTACAAAAAGCAATTGACTATCTCGAATGGGCAAAGGAAGCACTAAATGAGACGCAAGAGACGGACGACGGCGAATACTAAGCGGTCAAAGCTAAATAAATAGGGTATTGCAATAAATAGCCCTTATAGGATATTGCCAGCCAGTATCCGACGACGATATTGCAATATATCGTCATACCACATTACACAACGCCCTGTGCTACTAATGGCGTAATCGTCCCAGCACAGGGCTTTATTTAGTCATAGATTGTGATATAATCGTGTTGGAGTAATCCATAGACAATAGCAGATAAGCCCACCCTGTCTGCTATTTTTTATTTACGCTATTGAGGTTATAATTAGAACATGAGTAACAGTGGTCAGTCGAGTACAAAGCAAGTCAATTACAATAACAACCCAACAGGTAAAGGTGGATTTGGCGACCACCCAGAACACAGGAATAATGGGGCATGGAAAAAGGAGAGGACTCCACGGGGGAGGCTAGAAAGGCTTATCAATGATATCGGATATGACGAAGCAATGAAGCTATTTGCAGAGCTAGATTCAGGTAAGCCAGCTAAGGATTCAAAATTAGGCGATGTGTTGGACGTAGCGATGCTAAAAGATGTGTTTAAAAAAGACCCAGACACAGACAAAATAGAAGTGTCGCAGGACAAGTTATTGAAAATATACGAATTTATTTACGGCAAGAAGCTTGATAGCGACGTTAAGCTAGATACAGAGGAAGCAGTGCCAACAATTAAGGGATTTGTTCTGCCAATTGCCCCAGCTAGCTTTATCGATGCAAACGGGAGGCAAATAGACCAAAATGCCAGCATTAAACCTAAGCAATAACCTAGCAGAGGAGCTAAGAGCCAATCATTATTGGACGCCAATGCCAGGACCGCAGACACTAGCGGCATGTCTAGCCAACGACAAACGCTATCGAGAAATACTCTATGGCGGTGCTAGAGGGGGCGGTAAGACCGACCTATCAATAGCCATTCTAGGCAAAAGGCTCAAAGACCCAAGGGCTAGGCAATTAGTTATTCGTCGCAACGCAGAGGACTTATCAGACTTCGAGGATAGGGCAATTCAGGCTTACAAGTTCATGGGAGCTAAGCTAAGACGCCATCCAATGACAATATCTGGTAAGGGTCTAGGCAGAATACTAGGTGGGCATCTGAATGACGAGGAGAGCTATACAAAATATCAGGGGCACGAGTATTGCCGGATTAATATCGAGGAGCTAACCCAGATACCACGTGAGGACATGTATTTGCGTCTTATTAGTTCAGCGCGTAGCAAATACAAGGACTTGTACCCACAAGTATTCAGCACTACAAACCCAGGCGG